ATCTTCATAAGGCTTGGTAATCCAATTGCCATCTCTTATTTCAAATCTTCTATCTTTCTCAGGTACTTTATCAATAACTTCCTTTGTTCCCATTTCAGCTGCCAGCCTATCTGGCTCTGTAAAATTACGTGTTAAACTGTTTACAAATCTTGTAAAAAAATCCATTATCCAATCCTCACTTCAAAAGGGTTGTACGTCATTTCAGCCTGTGCTTGTGGTGGCCTTATTCCTACGGCACGATCCGAATGACCGACAGAGAAATACCGCCAGGCATCACTTGCATGGGATGACCAATCATGAACAGGTGTTGATCGAAAAGTACGCATTCGCTCATTATAAGCCCTATGATAATGCCGTAAGGCTTCCAAACCCACCTTGCATTGATCCCGATCAAAATAACATTTACTAAAAATCATCTTGGCTGCGTGGATGCCATCCTCAATGGGCAGTTTCGGCACCACTCGAAAATTAATGCCCAAGTCATAGGCCGCTTCCCTTCTGGACTTACCAGAACCCAATTCTCGCACTTCGATGTCATGGGGTGCATTGTGTGTTCCGTACAAGTACCCTCTTTCCTGCAAGATTCTGGCATAGAAATTCAATCCCTCACCACGATTTTCATAATAATCAATCACATGAACCGCACGGCCTACATTCTGCGTAAACCATATACTCGTGCTGTCATTCACACCCAAATCCCACCAGGTATCCACCTTATGCCCTTCATCATAAGGAACATTGGTAATGCGCCCAGCCTGACTTGCCTTTTCAATCTCCTTGGCCCATATCGCACCAGGAACATTCGCTACCCATGAGCATTCATATTCCTGATTATACTGATCCTCAGACATGCTTTTCTTGGCACTGTCCAATTCCTCATCATCTAAAATGCCTGTTTCACTAGCCTTGTAAGTGGCTGTAATCCAATCATCAGAATCCTTTGCCATTTCATGCAGCTCATAAAAGCTGTTCATTCCCTGTGGGGTTCCCATAAATACCGCATAACCCTTACGATCCGATAACGCTGGCCTGATAATCTCTGGAAACAAAGACGCTGGCATCTGGGCATACTCATCATGCACACAGCCATCCAGGTAAATCCCTCGTAAGCTATCAGGCGATTCCGCACCCAAAAGCTGTATTCTCGCACCATTAGGCAAATCACACCGCAATTCTGTCTCGTGAAACCTTGTTGTCGGTATCGCTGAACTAAACTGCTTTAAATAATCCCAAGCCACCGCTTTCGCCTGCCGATAAGTCGGCGCTATATACGCAAACCTCGGATTAGGCTTTTCGCTCAAGATCGCATCTCGAAGAAGATGGTTGATCGCCAGAACCGTTTTACCAAACCTTCGATGGCAAATAATAACACCCCATCGCTTTGATTGCAGTTTGTTATGCAATTCCTTCTGCAACGGCCTTGGATTGTAAGGAATCTTAATCTTCATCGTTGGGCCAAACAAATATAGGCGTATTCTCGCCTACCCATGCACCCTCAATATTGTAACTAAAATACTCAAGAGCTTCTTCATCGGTCATGCCATCCCTCTTACAAAGAATATCAATCACCTTTTCAGCATCATAAACCAATACAGGTGATTTCGTACCCTGATTACCCTGGCCTATAATCGCTTCATCATATCCATCTGCTTTTAACATCAGCCATCCCAGCTTAAAGTAATACTGCCACTCGTAGCCTTGCTATCATTCGGATTATTCCTCACACCCCCTAATGGCTGCAATTGCCTTCTCAGCTTATCCAGATTATCCAGCCTAACCCTTCGCCATTGAACCTCTGCCATGGCCATCTTCGGATCTGTCGGCATCGGTGCATCCATAATATCACGCATCTGATCACCAATATGCTCGCCCTGTATCGCCCTGGCCTTGCTGTACATCTCCCAAGCTGCTTCATTATTCTGCACATACGCCATAATCGTCTTCCGATGAGGAAGCGTATCGCTGTTAGCACATATGCTCGTTAAACTCTCACCATCCGATAAGCGATCACAAACCAACGCCATCATGTCCATTGTCACAATGGACGTGCCTTTGGGATGCCTAGCCATAACTACTCATCATAGACTTGCGCTTGGCCTTGTTCTTCTTTGAATTAGGAAAACCAGCCTTCATGTTTGCATAAGCCTTATCGCTAATCGTTGATTGGCTTTTAGGCCTTGAAGTGCCAGCCTTCTTACGCTTGTTAATATTCGCATATAAACTCATGCTGCACCCATCATCGATTTTTTCTTCTTAGGCTTTTTATCTGCATTTTTTTTTGCAGCCGTAATCACATCACCCCTCGTAATCTTATTGGGATCACCATACATAGCCGCTAACTTCTTTTTCTTAGGGGTCATCATTAGTACCTCTTACCGCCCTTACCTTTTTTCTTGCCTGGCATATCCTATCCTTTCGCTTTGTTTCGTTTTGATATATTAGCTGCCTTCTTTCTGGCATCCGCTTTACTACTCGCTCCCCACTTTCTTAGGGAAAGTAATAATCTCGTAGGTTTTCCATCCTTATACTCTGGGCCATCAGCTCCACCCATCCTCGCTAAAAAAGATGCTCTTCTGGGATTATCTCCAGACTTTACAGGAGCCTTTAACGTACCACCCTTATAACTATCCCTTCCTCTCTGGTTCAAACCACCAGTAGGGGATTTACCAGCTTTTCTGGTCCATGCTGGGCTACTCATTTGCCAACCTTCTTCATGGCAATCTTATGGGCTTGTGAAAATGTTAATGGGTTTTTCTTTGTCATGGCTTTCTTCATTTCATCCATATGCTTTTTGCTGTGGTGATCGCTGTGACTTGATAAAAGCGATTTTTGTTTTTTGGTAAGCATGATTAATTATTTGCAAAAAAGAGGCTGGTGAAATTAGAGGGAAAGCACCAGCCGAGTTAGCGGAGAAAATAACAGCATTTTAATCAGGCAGGATATAGAGACATTACTGCTATTCTATACAACATATGGATCATTTGCGTACATAGTGCAAGCTTTTTTTTGCTTATTACGTCAATTATTTGCTATTGTGGCTTTTCTGTTGCATGGGCTGGTGCTTGTATGTGGGTGGGTGATGCTAGCTTTGATAGCATATATGATAAATTGATCTGGGCTGCGAGGGCGAGGGTGGGCTAGTGGTTGCTTCTAAAATATTGGCTGCTCTTTTCCCAGCAAATAAAGGATAGCTTGCAATGTTCGCAGGTAATTAGCCTGTAGTCATTGCAATAAAATCAATAGCTTACAAGTCTATTAGCTATTAATAGCATAATAAGCATACATGCACGCATGATATGGCAAGCAATTAATAGCTTAATATGCAAACAATGGATAATAGCAATAAACAACAAATGCTTAAAATAGATAAATGCTTTAAATATTATTTGCTCTAATTAATAGCTAATAATAATAGCTAATAATATAATTGCATAATATGCTATTAATTAATAGCTAATAATTAATACTTGACGTTAAACGTCAATTATGCATAATCAAATCATTAACAATAATAACAGCGGAGAATACAATGAAAAATAAAGCAAAAAAGAAAAGAGACATTTATCAAGATGTTACAAATGATATTATTGCTTGTTTAGAAAAGGGTAATAAACCTTGGATTAAACCTTGGAATAATAACCAAATACTTGACCGTGAATATAGACACAATTTAGAGCCATATAAAGGTATTAATCAATTACTGTTGTGGATGTATTCAAGTGCAAAAGGTTTTAAAAGCAATTATTGGTTCAGCTATAAACAAGCTGAAGCAATGGGCAATCCTGTTAAAAGAGGTGAAAAAGGTTCACAAGTTATCTTTTATAAAAAGCTTTCTTTTGAAGATAAAACCGAAGATGAAAACGGCAATATATTAATTGGTGATGCTAAAGAAGTTCACATGATTAAAACTTATTGCGTTTTTAATGGTGATCAATTGCAGAATGAATTAAAAGATAAATACATTCAAAAAAATACTGATAATTTAATTGAAGAAAAAAGAATTGCAAAAGCTGAAGATTTTTATAGTTCAATTGGTGCAAAAATAAAAGCTGATAATAAAGCCGCTTATTATCCTTTATCTGATGATATTGGCATGCCACCATTTGAAGCTTTTAAAACGCCAGAATATTATTACTCAGTACTAGCACATGAAGTAACACACTGGACAGGCCACAAAAGCAGATTAGATCGCAAAAAGTTTAGTACAAAAGGCTCAAAAGATTATGCTTATGAAGAATTAATAGCTGAGTTAGGTAGTGCTTTTTTAAATGCTACAATAGGCATTAAAAATGGTGATAAAAATGACATGATTGATAACCATGCAAGCTATATTAAATCTTGGCTGAAAGCTTTAAAAGACGATAAAAAATTCATTT